CTGGAAGGAATCCACGCACATCCTTACGGAACATTGCGCCATTAGCACAAATGGCATAGTCCTTATACATTTCAAAGTTAAGTTCCTCATTTAGGATCTTATCAACAGTCACACTTGGATGTCTTTCATCCAAAAGTGTTTCTGGCGAAATGTTGTATTGCATAATCAGGTGAGGATACAGAGAGTTCAAGTCAAAACTTACAACCCAATCATACTTACCAGGAATAGGTTCTTTCACATATGCGCCAGCATACTTTTCATTCTTATCAGAACGAACTTTGGGAGGAATAACAATATTCCGTTTCTTCAAATAATTGTAGATAATATTGTCCCACATCCTTACCTGATAGAACACATCACCATAATTGACCTTAGCATCATATGCCATAGTCAATGCAAGTTCAATCAGTTTCATCTTGTCTTCCAGTCGGTCAACAAGTTCCACGTCAACGATGTTATATTCAATAAACTTCTGCCAACCGTTAGTGTAGAAATCTTTGAAGGTGTCAAACTCAGAGTGGTCAAGTTTATTTTGACCCAGTTCTACTTCAGCAATATAATCAAGGCGATATGATTCCTGTGCTTTATAAGTAAACTTCTTATAAAGATCAAGATAATCAAGAATAGTCACACCACCAATTTCAAAGGTAGTGAACTTTCTTCCATTAATATAGGTTTCGCCTTCAGTTACAAGACCCCAAGGAGAAAGACGCTTCATCAATTTTTCACCAAGAACCCGACGAAGACGCTTGGAAATATACGGAATATCATACAACTGACAGTTCCATCCAGTAATCACATCAGGAACATCAACCATCCAATAATTAATAAAATGACTCAGAAGTTCATATTCGCTAGGACAATGATGATAAGTCACATTGCTTTGCTTATTGTTGAATGGTTTTACACCCCAGGTAATGATCTTTTTAGTAGAGTAATCCTGAATAGTAATTGCAAGGATTTCTTCTGAGCAAGATTCCACATCAGGGAAACCTTGTTCGGATGCAACCTCAATGTCAATCGTTACAAGTTTTATCTGAGTAATGTCAAACTTGATTTCATCTTCTGGGTATTTGTCTGAAATGTATTGACAAATATATCTGTCGTTCCCATAGATTTCAAACCCATCAACTTCATCATACTTCTTATAAAACTCACGACAATCTCTAATGGTGCCTGGTTTTACCTCTTCAACATATTCACCAGTAAGGGTTCTATACTTTGATTCTTTTTTAGATTTTACAAACAAAGTTGGAAAAAATTCATCCCTTGTTTCATAGCGTCTGCCATTTTCAACGCCACGAACCAGAAGTTGATTTCCAATCAATTGAACATTAGTATAGAACTTTTGTGTCATTCCTTAATCAAATCCTCGTATTTTTCAAGTAGTGTCGGGGTAGGATCGGCAAGTGTAAGAATCTTATCCGAACTCATCATAAATGTGTCTTGCTTTGTGTATCCACAAAGAAATGGTTCTAATGTTTTATCACCCTTAATCACAAAGGGATTAATTAGTTTGCAATCAGGTTCGCCAATATCAGCACCAACTTCTTCAATCTGACTGACTAGAATCTGGTTGTTCGTCAATACTAGTATCTTGACTGTCATTTTTCAACACTCCTTTTTCATACATTTCCTTAAGTTGAGGCATTGGTTCCACAATAGTAACAACCCAATCAGGTGCTACTGGGATTTTTGTATCGTTGGTAAGTGGCATCCAAGGTGTAAGTTGCAGTTTACAAGGAACTCTTCCTGTTTCACTATCAGTTGCAAGAACCTTTACAGAACAAGGACTATTAAAGAAATATCCAACAACTTGATCCTTGATTACCATTTCTTCAATGTCAGAAATAATATCTTCTCCCGACTTAAGAAGTGCCAGTTTTACGGTCATTTTTACTCCATACCTTTTATAATTTTAGCATTAAAAAAGGGGGGTGTCTACTGGATTTTGCCAGTTCCCCCCGTGGCATAGCGCCGACGATATTCAGTTTTATTTATCAGGAAGTGTCAGGGTAGAACGGCGGCGAGCGCTCCCCCAAAGAAAAGAGTCATTGCTGTTCCCAATGTTAAGGTGGCGGTTGTGAAATTCATCGTCCCTCCATAGGTCTAAATTATATAGTCATTATGTATCATAGTGATACAAAAGTCTGTAACCACCGTTACTGAATATAAGATAAATGTTAAGAATTACAGATAATCCTTACGGGCATGATGTTCTGGAACTATTTTTCTGAGTTCAATTGTAAGAAGTCCGTCTTCAAATACGACGTTGGAGACCTCTGTATCGTCAGAGAGGGTCCAGGATCTTTTAAAGTTTCTTTGAGCCACTCCCTTGTGGATAAATGTCCCGTCCTCGTCTTTGTTTTGTTTTTGTCCTTCGACAAAAAGTTTTCCATACTCCGTGAACGCATGAACCTCCTCCTTTTTGAAACCAGCAAGAGCAATTTCTAAACGAGACTCTACATTATTTACCTGAATCAGATTGTATGGTGGATAGTTTGATGACGTTTGAGTAAACACTCTGTCAAAATACTCATCCAATCCAATACTGTTGCGAGTGATCTGATCCATCAAAGAAGAAAGATCTGACGTTGTATAACGTGCAAGGTTAGTCATTATGGTAGCTCCTTGTTAAAGCGAGTTTGTGTTGTGTGGACCCTTTCGGCATCCACTACTAATTATACAACAAACACAAAAAAAGCGGGTGTTGAGACCCGCTTGATTTTGTTCGGTTATCAGAAAAACTTAGTAGTTGCAAGTCCTCCTAGTGCTGGTTTCATCAAAGGATTTGAATCCGCAAGAAACTTATTCCAAGCAGTGCTATCAGATCCTTCAAATGGAATAGCAGTTTTCTGGGTTCCATTTATTTGCAATTTCTTGATACGACAGAAATCATTATACAGAAAAACAAAACGTGCAATAGCAGGTTCATTTCCCTTGTAGACTCCATTGCCCTGAACAATATCAGATTGCAAAAGATTCCTTGCATCAGGATCAATTTTCTGATAAAGAGGACCGTATTCAGTGAAGAACCATTTCATCATCTCAGAGAATGAATCAATGTTGTTCCTCTTATCCACATCTTCAACATAAGCGTGAAAAATTTTTAAGAATAAAGCACCTGCTACGGTAGCATTACCCTGAACTTCTTTATCACATTCCCATTTTGTAAATGTAGTAAGATACTTGCTGGTGTATTCTTTTCCAGCAAGACGAATTGCCCTGCTTAGATAAGAATGTGAGGGGCACACAAACTTAGCATCATCAAGAGTTCCAGCGATACCAATGCGAAATGGTTCAAGATATTTGAACAGATTTACTGCCCATTCTTCTTCCGCATAGTATGCAGACTTAAACTTGTCGTCACCACTTTGATTGGTACGATAGTTGCAGTCAGTATTGTGATCCAATGATTCAATACGAACCATCTCTTCATGAGAGATGTTCTTGCGGTGAAGTTTTAGAGCAATAGTAACCCTAGCATCAGGATTACGACCACAAGCTCCTCTCATGGATGCCCGATTATTACCTTTTGTCAGCACTGCTTTCAAGGAGGGACGAAGATATGCAGACAAAATGTCAGCAGCATCGTTTGAATACCCACCGCGACTTTCGATGTGCTTCTTATGATTACCATATCGAAGTTCTAGGATGCGGTTATAAGTAGGATCACTCCAAAGATCACCAACCCTGGCAGCACAGATGATTGTGCCCCCATCTAGAATTTCTCCACGATTATACTGAGCGATAATATCTTCCATAAGAGGAAGATCTTGGGGCGCACTGTCAATGACCCCAAAATTACTCAGATACTCTTTGGTCTTCTCGTCTACAACTTTTTCGTATTGATCGTAGACGTGAACCAGTTTTTTGAATTGAATAGTCATGATTATTCTCCCGACCGTTTCTATGTGTTTTGGTCGATGCCCATATTATAGCATAAAAAAAGAGGGGTGGCAACCCCTCATAAAGTAGCGTATATTCCGTATGTATAGAGTCGCGCACGAAAGAGCGACGTATTATTTATGCTTCTTGTGTCTTCTTTTTGCCAATGTTATATTTTGTTTCAAGAGTCCACTCGTTCTTCTCTTTGAAGGAAAGAACTTTGATCTGATTCAGAGGAGCAATCTCAGTAATGGTCTCAGCATTGACTACCTCAATCAAACCCCAGTCAGAAAGAAGTTGAGTGATGCGATTACGACGCTGAACATCATTCGGAGTCAGGTTGGCATGTTTGCCATCCAGAGCAAATAACTCCTTAAAGTGAACAATGAAGTATCTTCCTTGCTTATGAAGAATGTGGCAAGACTGATACAGTTTCTTTTCTTTGCGTGATGCCACTCCGATGCGAGTCAGAGTTTCACGAACTTTAAGAAAGTCATCTGGTTCTCTCAGACGAACTTCAATCATCTGGTCTTGTGACCAATGCACCTCAGGTTCTTTCACCGTGCTCATTTTGCGCCTCCAATGTCAAGTCGTTGTTTAATAAATTCCAGTTGTTGTTTAGATAAAATTCTCAGTGCCTGAGATGCTTTCTCATTACTGTAACCATAATACTGTTTGACAATATCTAGGTCTTGTACTTTATCCTTTTTTAGCCAAGGAGAGAATCTCTTCCTTTTCCTCAGACTATTTAGATAAAATTGATATTGCATGTCTTTGTCTAACTGATGATTCAGGTTCATCTCATTAGCAAACATAATGCAATCAATATGTCCAGATAAACAACGATTGACAATGTATGGAGGATAGGACTTAATGTCCTCAGACAAATCTTCTTTATTGTAGTTGATTGAATTTAACCAGTCTTTCAGTTCCAATGTCTAATCACTCCGCTAATAATAAAACAATTAGTGACAAGGTAAGAAAGGAATATAAGAGACCGTATACGAGCCACTGCATCTGCCTCTCGGTCATTTGCTCCCTGCTTCTCCCCCAGTGCTTTCGCCCACACTCTCCACAATCTTCTCCGTTTCATAATTCATCAATAAAAGTTCTTTACGATCTTTTTGTTCACGCATGTATTCACCAACTGATCGCATGGTGTAAGTCAAATCAAACTCACCTGCTCTCCATTCTTTGAATCTATCCTTTACCAACTGGTCAGAGTTGTAACTAATCAAGCAATCAGATTCACAGAAGTCCATTCTCTTTGCGAAAAGGTCATGGTCAAAACCTTTATGCATTGATCCTTTGCGTCCATACAAATTGTCTTTGATGTCATAAGGTGGATCAAGATAGATGAATGTCTTGGGAGGAGCATCCAACATCATCTCATAAGAATAGTTTGTGATTGTCCAATTCTGTATGAGTTTAGAATAGAAAGGAAGTTTCAGGATTCCTCGCATCGAGAAGTTGGAATCGCTTGCTTGGGCAGAAAAGGATGAGGACTCAGTGAGACCAGAAAAAGAGCACTTATTAACAACGTAAAAAGCAACGGCAGAATAAACAGGTTCACGCTCCCCGTGCAAGGAGGATCTGATTTCTGGGGCGTCACCAGTGTTGTCAAGAAAGTCCTTAGCCTCCAAAAATAACCCACGGGCAGATCCTCGATCTGGGTATCGTGATTTAAGTTCTTGGAGTTGTCTCGTAATTTCATGACTGTTGTCCCTCAATTGAATCCAAAAGTTATACAGAGGACCATAAAGATCATTGACCCAGACTTTTAGGTTGGGATACTTCTTGGTCAAGTGAAGAGCAACACTGCCACCACCAAGAAAAGGTTCACGATATTCATCGTAGTTTCTCAGGTCAGGAAAGTATTGATCCATTTTAGCAACTGCTCTGCTTTTGCCGCCAGGATACCTCAAACAGGTTTTTAACGATTTCATTTGAATTCACACTCCACCATCACGACGACCTGTTTTTGGATTGATTGGGGGTTTCCCTTTGTTGATTTTCCAGTAAGGATCTGCATTTGAATTTGCTTTCCTCAACCTAGCATTTGGACCTTTTGCTTTCCAGTTGTAACCATTCTTATACTTGTTTTCAGTAGGAAGTTTAGTTACCGTTTCTACAATCTCAACTTCTTCGGTGCGAAGTAAGTTAAACGTCCAAACATATCCTCCTGTTTGAAGTGTGTGTTTGGAAATATTCTCGTAGGAATAAATCTCACCAGTAGATTTTTCTTTATACAACAGTATTCCGTTTTCTGCAGCTGCAAAACTAATGTTTCCCCAATCACAACTTTCGTTGTAAAATCCAACAACTTCAAAATAATACTTTGTTTTCTTCATTTGAATTCACACTCCACCATAATTTCAGTTAACGCCGCGATGAGGTTGATCTCCTGGTCCGCAACGAAGGCAATTTGATACTGATACTTAGCAATAATAAGCACAGCAGCAGGAATGCTAGGGTTTTCAAGGGCATCAACCAGAGCATCGTAA